ACCGCGGCTCGACTCGTCGAGCTCAGCGTTGTTGTCGATGCCGCGTACGGAGACAAGACCTCATCGAGCCTGCGGAGTGTTTCCGCGGCTGCCATTGAAGCCGCGGCGCTGCGGCTCGAGATTCACAAGCACAGGATGAAAGACCATGTCTGAAGAGTTGACCAACCTCGAAAACACCGTTCACGAGTACCGCAAGACCCTCGATTCGTTCGCCGCTCGCACTGGTGCAAAGACGCACCACGTTGAGATCCGCGGAAGCGGAGAAGAGCGCGAGAAGATCGCGCGCATCGATGCTGACCTCGACGCTGTCGAGCGCATGAACCAAGACCGCGCCGCGCTTCGCGCAGCGCAAGAGCGCTTGAAGCAACTCGAAGAAGAGCGCTCGCAGCCGCAGTTCCGCGGCGTTGTCGCGCGTGCCGACATCAAGCACGATCTCTCGAGCCCTGAGTACGCGCAGCGTTGGCTTCACGCTGTCGCGCGTGGCGACGCGGCCGAAATGCGCGCGCTCGCAACGAGCACCGCGGGCGCTGGCATTCCGACCGACATGGAGCGCCGCATTGTTGAGAGGATGTACCAGGCGAACGTGCTGCGCTCCATCGCCCCAGTGTCTTCGATCGACTCGAAGCGCACCATCACCGTCGAAGGCGCTCTTCCAGCAACGGCGCTCGTTGCGGAAGCCAATGCGATTACCCCAGCCGATCCCGGATTCGGAACGGCGATTTCCGTGGTGCCTTACAAATACGTGTGCGCTACGCAGATGTCGCAAGAGTTCATCGAAGACGCAATCGGTCAAGGCGGCATCGGCAGCGGACTCGATTGGGTCGCAAGCCGCATCGGTCTTTCGATGGCGCTGAAGATGGAAGAAGCGTACACCATCGGCACCGGATCGAGCCAACCCGAAGGCATTGCGGGTACAGCGGCGCAAACTGCTCTTTCCGGGATTTCTCAGGTGACTGACCTTGGTGGCGCCGCCGTCACCACTGTGACCGCCGACAACGTCATCGATACCGTGCACCTTGTTGCGCCGCAGTACCGCAACTCGCCGCGTTTCCGTTGGCTTCTCTCTGACACGTTCGTTCGCGTCGCTCGCAAGTTGAAGAACAGCGTGACGACTAGCGGCGCCACGGAGTACATTTGGACGCAAGCACCAGCAAACGCACAGACGATGGTGGGCGGCGCTCCCGGCTTGCTCTACGGTGTGCCGTATAGCGTTGGTCAGTACGTTCGTACGGCTACCACCAACAACAACATCTTTGCGGTTATCGGCGATTTCAACTACTTCGAAATCTTCGACCGCACTGGCATGACGTCGCTCGTTGACCCGTATTCTGCGGCAAGCACGCACCAGGTCACCCTCTACACGTACGCACGGACTGATTCGCACATCATGCTTCCTGCGGCGTTCGCTGCGATCACCTGCTAATTTCAGCAGTTCACGAAGCGCTTTTTCTTACCTTGCTCGCGTTGGGGGGAAACCCCCAGCGCGGGTTTCATGGCTGCGACACCTATCCCGATCGACATTCTCAAGACGCGTTTACGCATTGACGTGGACGCCGACGATGTCATTCTCACGACGCTCTGTATTGCAGCCGGCGAAGTGATCGAGCGCGAAACTGGCGTCTCGCTTGCGAGCGAAACGCGTACCGCGAAACTCGACAAGTGGCGTCGCTTCGTGCTGCCAGTTCAGCCAGTGGGGAAGGTCACGTCGGTGACGTACTACAACGGCAGCAACGTGCTCACGACGATGCCAACCGCACATTGGTACGTCGACGACACCGATAGTCTGACGGCGTTGCAGTTCAAGGAAACGCCTGAGATATACGAAGGCACCTATCCGACCGTGACCTACGAGGCAGGCTACGTGCAGGTGCCGCACGCGTTGCAGCAAGCAATCGTCGGTCTCGTCGGCGCGTGGTACGCCAACCCCGATGCAACCTCGGTGGCGTCGCTCGCCGAAGTTCCATTGTCTCTCAAGTACATCTTGAACGCGTACAGCGCGCGTGGGGCGCTACGATGATCGGCAGCGGCCGGCTACGCTTCCCCGCATCGGTTCTCCAACCGAGCGGCACGACTGACGATCTCGGTCAGCGCATCGGCACATTCAACGATCTTACTGCGGCAGCGCCGGGAAACCCGCCGTTGTGGGTGGATCTCCGCACCGACTCGGCAGCCGAGCAACAATACGCCGACGGCGTCGCAACGGTGAGGCGTGCCGAGATCCGATGCCGTTGGAACTCGCTGCAAAAGTGGGGCATTAACGAGACGTTCCGGCTCGTTGTTCGTGGTCGCACGTTCCGTATCGCTGGCATCACGAACCTCGATGAACGCGACATGGTCGCCGTGATCGAAGCCGAGGAGGTTGTATGAGCCTTGAAGCCGCCATCCGCAACATGCTCGACAACACGCCGCAACTCGCCGCGTATCCGATCACGCACGGGTATCGACCGCAACTCAGCACGTTGCCGGCGATCACGTACGAAGTGACCAGCAACGAGCGCAGCGCCGTCGACCTCTACTGGCAAGCCGTCGTCGACGTTCGCGTGATCGCGACCACGACTGACGCGGCGCTTGATATTGCAGCGTTCGTTCCGAGCGCGTGCGATACAGGCACCTACAACGGGCTCGAATTCACCGCGGTGATGTTCGACGGCTACACGATTGACGCGGCCAGCGTCGGCGAAGGCGACGAACAGCAACCCGCCGAAGTCTCGAACACGATCACGATTCACTACAAGGAATAACCCATGGCAGCACTTTCATCGGCGCTCGCGAAATTCAGTTGGGCCGGAACCGAAGTAAACGGGCTCGGCACTGTGTCGATTCAATACGATCAGACAATCATCGACACGACCGACATTGCAACGGGCCCGCGCACGTACATTGTCGGCAACCGCGGCTGCACCGCGACGATCGACATGTTCTATGACCAAGGCAGTACGGCTATGGCTGCAATCGAAACCGCAATCAACAGCGGAAGCGGCAGCGCAACGGCACTGATTACGCTTTCCACTGGCATGACCTACAGCGGCCAAGCGTTTGTTCAATCGTTCAGCGCAACGGCTTCAACAAACGAAGTCATCCGCGCGAACTTCACCATCCAATACACCGGCACGATCACGATCGCATGAGCATTCGAGACGCACTCACTCTCAAGAACTGGAACGGCACGCTCCCGAACGGCGTTGCCGTCGAGCTGCGGCGGCCGTCGGCGCTTGACCTCATCGAGGCGCTCGACGTCTCTACCAAGACGCCTGAGCGGCTTTCCGCGTGGATGGTCGCTAGGCATCTCGTCGAGAACGGCGCACCAGTGTTTGCGAGCGTGGACGAAGCGCTCAACGCTGACGCATTCACGGTGCAGAAACTTTCAGCGCTGGTGGAGCGGCTCTACGCCGAAGGCCGGGACTAACTGACGCCGCACGTCGGGTGCTACGTGTGGCGTTCTCACTGACGAGCACCGATCTCGCTACGTTGAGCGTTGCAGCGCTGAACGTGGAAATGGATATCCCCGATTGGGACGGCATCCGACGTGAACTCGACCGCCGCAAAACGAGCCGGATACAGGATTCAATTCAGACCCTCAGAGGAGGATCTGAATCGCATCCGCGAAGCCGCATTGCAGTTGCCGAAGAAGATTCGCAGCAAGATTGTGCGCAAGGGCCTTCGCGAATGGGGCGACAAAGTCAAGCGCTCGATGAAAAGCCTTGCACACTTCAAAGCGAAGCGAACCAAACGAGACATTGCAGTAAAAATCAAGACGTATCGCAAGGGTCGAATTTGGTGCGGCGTCGGAGTCCGCAAGGATGGCAGCCGCGTAGGTAAGCGCTCGCACCTTTACGATCAGGGTTGGAGACCGCCCCAAAAGGGATTGGTTCTTCTGTCTCCTGGCGTGGTAGGTCCGAAGCCGACACCGAAACTCGTGCGCAAGTGGAAGGGCAACAAGAACGCACGCATCGTGCCATTTTCTCAACAGCGTGGTTGGCGTAAGGGCGTCAAGAAACGAGACGCTGTGCTCGGCGCTCGAATCTATCGGCGGCTTTACATCACCCGACCAGCGAAACTCTATCAACCCAAAGCGGTTGATTTCATTACCAACGCCGTTGAAGATGCGTTGATGGAGTTACCACGTGGCTAGTCTTCCAAAAGTTCACGTTCCCGTTGTCGTAACCACAGAAGGCGTCGACACTGGACTCAAGCAAGTTGAGAACAAGATGCGCGCTTCTGCGAAGCGCATGGAACGTGTCGCAGCACAACCCGGTGTTGCCGCTGCTAAAGGTGGGTTTGGTCAAGGCGTGCTAAAAGCCGGAGCACAATCCGCGCTTTCGCTCGGTGGATTCGGTGCGATCGGCGGCGTCGCGGGCGCTGCCGGCACCGCGGGTATCGCGATCGCGGGCGCGTTGTCGCCGCTCATCGTGGCCGGGCAAATCATGGAGACCATGAACAACGCCACGAAGGGCGCGAGCGAAGCGCTCGCGAAGTTCAAGACAACCGGCGAACAAACCGTTGCCGCCAACAGCGTGTTGCTTGAGCGGCTTGCGATTATGGAAAAGCAGATTGCGAGCACGCGAGGTGGCGGCTTCATGGCTGGCTTCATCGGCGGCAGCGCCGACATCAACACAGGCCGAGCCGGCGGCGCAGTCACGTGGGCTCAGCAGATGCAAGAGGGCGCCACGATCGCGGGCGCTGGCCTCGGCGCATTCCTCAGCGGTAAGAGTCTCGAACAGATCCGCAACGAGATGGCGCTTAGTGTGGCGAACGAGGCGGGCGCCTCGCAGATCCAACAGCGCATGGCTGAACAACAGCGGATTGACATGGCCGAGGGACGTGGTGGAATGGCCGACGCCATCGGCGCGTGGATGATCCAAAACAGCACGGTGCTTACCAAACTGGTACAGGTGATGTCATGAGCGGAGCAGGAACCGTTTATTCGTGGAACGATCGCGTGCTGGATCAGCGCGTTGCTGCGCTCGGTGCGGAAAGCGAGATCATCGTTTCGCGCATCATTCAGAAGCAAAACGGCGGCTCTATCAATGCCGTGACTGAATACGAAGCGATGGTCACTGACGGCGCGTTGCCGATCGTGGATTACGACGCGTACGGCGCGCTCGGTTCGTGGCACCAGTTCTGTCGTGCTCGATCGGTCACGGTGCGCTTGCTCGAAGGTGGCAAGGCTGTAGATGCTCAGATTAGTTTCCGCACGAAGTACGTGATATCGCCGTGCTCGACGACGACGCCTATCACGATGCTGCCGGCACAGTTCTCGTTTGTGACGGCATCACGAAACCTCAAGTTGCATCGAATGAGTTGGACGACAAGTCCGCCGAACACGGCAAGCAACAGCACAGGAGACATCGGCGGAACGTCGGTGACGGGCGCTGACGGCTTCGAGAGTGTGCAAATCGGTCAAGTTCGCATTCGCTTGCGTGCAACCCAAGACGCGAGCGTTGTGGCGCTCGACACTGCGGCTACGACGTTGACGAATTACGCCAACACGACCAACAGCGCCACGTTCTGTGGCTTCCCCGCGTACTCGCTGATCTGCGAAGGCGTGAACCTCGAAAAAGAGCAAGGGACCGAGTTCTACGAAGTTGTCTTCGAGTTCCTGTACGACAAGTTCTTCCACTTCTCACAGGTGGCGACGGTTGACGCCGATGGCCGACCGAAGATGACTACGGGTGGCCAGTTGAGCGAAGTCAAGTGGATGCGTCTTCCGCGCACTGCTACCGACTTCAACAACATCTATTCGGGTGATGCCGCGCTAAAGTCATACGTAGAAGACGGCTGGTGGGTCTGTGGAACATGAACCGCAACGACGCTGTCAACCTCCAACGCAACCAAAGCGATCTCGACCGCGTGTCGAGCGTGCGGCCGTCGTATGAACCGCGCACGTTCGTGCTCGGCGTGATCACCAGTTACAGCGTGCTCAGCACGTTGTATTACCGTTGGACCTACGACTGGTCGGAGGCCATCTTGAACACGTCAACGCCGACGGGCGCGAGCGTCAAGGCGGGCGGATTGCAAGCTTCCGCCATCAGCATCAGCGAACTAAGCAACCGCAGCGGCCACCCCTTCTACGCGTACGGCATCGGCGCCGTGCTTCCTGGCACGTTCGTGCCGCAGCCGATCCCCGTGGGTACGTACGTATTGCTCACACCGATGCGGCAGTCTGACGGCTTGCTTCGGTGGGTGATCATCAACACGCAAGCCATTGACGGAGACTGCACGTGAGAACCGAGAACATCATCTATTCCGCGCTTGCGCCGGGCACGCCTGAGACGTTCACGGGCACGCTCGGCACGTATACGATCAACACGACGAGCCACAACCTCACGGGTAATCCAGCAACGATGCGCATTTGGCGAAACGGGCTTGCGCCGACGGCAGCGGCTGACGTGATTGCGACGCAAGCGAGCGGAATCACGCCGGGAACTGGCGGCCAAATCGTGCTCAACCTTGCGACGATTAACTCAGCGCTCAACGCGATCAGCACAAGCGAAAGCGTGTGGCACTACTCGCTCGAAATTACCCACAGCAGCACGCTCGTGCACGTGTGCTCCGGCTACCTCATTCGCACTCTTTGCTAACGCGGAGATTTCCATGGCTTGCATATTCCACACACCCAAATTTTTCAACGGTACTTCTGCAAACTGGGTCACATTGCCTGCGCTTCCTGCGGGTGTTGACCCAATGCGCCGAGTCATTTTGAAGGGCACGAACAACGCTACACCTCGCGTCGCGGTTGCTTTCCGCGTTGGAGATTGCACGGCAGGACAAGCACTTGCGGATCGCGGAGAAGTTTACGTTGACTCTAACCGTGGCATTGATCTCGGCGTCGTTAATTACAACTCGATCACCGTGCGAGACAATGCAAACGGAACGTCGACCGACACCGGATACATTTACGTGGTGTCCTACAGCTCGACGGACTACGGACCGCGAGGAGTTTCCTAATGGCGCTTATCTTCCATGTTGGCTTCACGTCGAATGCTCGCACAGGGAATTGGTCGTCACTGCCTGCGCTTCCTGCGGGCGTCGACCCAATGCGTGAGGTGGTTTTAAGTTGCGCTTCAGCTTTTCACGCGGGGCACTGCACAAAAGACCAAGCAACCGACGATGCGGGTTTCTTTTTCTACGACGCGGGACGCAACTCGCTCGGCGTGGTGGATTACACCAAGATCACCGTGCGGCAAGTGAGTGGCAGTAGCGCGAGTATGTTCATTCATTCGTACTCAATCTCTGACGAAGGGCCGGAAGGAAACTAAAATGACGTTTCCCGAACTTGCACAACTCGTTGCACCGTTCGTAGCCGTGCTCGGTGCGAGTGCGTGGCTTCATGGCACAATCGCGAGCCTTCGCGAGACGATCGCGATGCTGAGCGAGCGAGTTCGATATCTCGAAGCCGAGGTTGAGCGCCTCAGGGGGGGAAAATGAGTTGGAGAACTACCACAGCGGGTATCGCTGCGATCGTCGCCGCCCTCGCAACCGCGGCCGTCGCGTTGTTCGACGCCGACCCACTTACTACGCCTGATTGGGGCGCCGTCGGAGCCGCGTTCATGGCTGGCGTCGGGTTGCTTGCAGCACGAGACAACAAGGTGTCGAGCGAGCAAGCGGGCGCAAAGTGATCTATGAGATCATTCGCGCTGTCATCGATTCGTTGGTCAAGTGGGCTTCAACGCCTCGCGTGGTACGCGTTGTGGGTGGCGGCGCTCGCGTCGCTGAACGCGTGCGGGCCGCAATACGTCGCCGCACCGGACAGCCCGATGCTGATTCTCGAGGGCAAGGGCAGCGTTCGAGTGGCGATGCTCGACGGTGAAGACATGGTCGACGTCGGCTGGATCGACGCCGAAGAACTCGAAGGCCAAACCGTCGTGCAATACGATTGGAGCGAGCCACAATGAGTCTGCAACGTTCATGCTGTTGCGGTGAACCTGAGCCGTGCACGGTCTGTGAATGCAACACGTCGTACGCAGTGAATGGCATCAACCTCGCATATCAGTTCCAGCGGTACAAGGTTGGTGTGCCTCAAGCGTGCGACTGTCGCTTCAACGAGTTCAATCTAAACCTCACGTTTGCGCCGGCTGGTCCCGTGACGGTCACGAAAGTGAGCGGTGGAGGTTGTTGCTACCGAGGTCGGTTCACGGTGAACGTCGGCGGCTTCCTTGACCTATATCAAAACTACGACAGCGGGTCGTACTGCCCGCCGAAGATCCAAACTCAAGACGCCTACCAAATCGTGAATACGACAACGTGCGCGTGCATCACGGTCGTTTGTAATCAGTTCGCGTCGAATTGCAACGGTCCAGCGACGTCGCCAGCACTCGTGCACACGATCGAGATTGGCGACTTCGTGATTGAATGCACCGCGGAAATACTCACGGCAGGCGACTGCGATTCATGTCCGCAGCAAGAGAGTTTGGCGCTCCGTTGTCTTGGTGGACGCTTTCAATACAGCACCGACGTTGGGTGTCTGAGCGGCTTGTCCGGAGTCAGATTCATGGGCTTTCACGGCAACTCGGCGCAGTACTGCGGCACGGGCGGACCCGTCGAGAATCCGGGCGCTTGTTACCGCAACCTCGATAGCAACATTGCGCAGTTCGGGCCGTTCGCTGTTCGCACCGAGGAAGAGTGCAGCGAGCAAGACAAACAACAGTGCATTGACCCTGTCGCGTCGGGCGCCTTCCTGCGTACGTACGATGCGGCATGGGCGGAAAGTCTGCGCGTGTCACTCCAAAGCCCGTGCGGCTCAACCGATTGGTCTGGTCGCCTTTTCCCATTGAGCATCTGCCCCGATGAGTACGACGTCTTGCAAAGTGGTGCACCAGGCTTCTGGAACTACCTGTAGCCACTACAAAGCCAACCGATGCACCAACCCGCTGGCGTTGCCGCTCTACGGCGATCGACCGAGCGCGGGTATCTGCCGGCAGTGCGAGCATTACCGAGGAATCCCGCGCGGGCTCGGCGACGTGATCGAGACCGCAGCACGGTTGCTCGGTATCAAACGAGCCGTAAAGACCGTCGAGCGTGCCACAGGCAAGCAGTGCAACTGCCCTGAACGCCGGCGAGCGCTGAACGAGAAATTCCCCACTTCGGCTAATGGAGGCATTGACGAAACGCCGAAAGAGTCGTAACGTCAATACCTCACCGCGGCAAAGCCGCAGAAAGCACAACATGGAAACAGGTAACGAAACGCCGAGAGAACGCCTGAAGGGCCAACCCGTATGGGTCAAACTCGACCAGTACGCGCGGTTGCGTGCACTCGCCGACAAGGACGGCAAGCCGTTGGCTGCGCACGCTCGCCGAGCCATCGAACTCTACTTGCGCCGAGCCGAGCGCAAGGGCCAAACGATCGAGGTGCGCGCATGACGTGGGCTTTATTCGTGCTCGTGTTTGCAGCGCTCGCCGGTGCCATCGATTGGAGGGACGATGTTCGGTAATCCGATTGTCGCTGCCGCTGAGGCGGAAGCCCGCCGAGAACGCCGCGAAATGATTTGGCACTACACGACGCGCCTTATCAATGCCGAAGTCAAGTTAGGTCGCAACCCGCCACAAACCGACGAAGGCGTTAAGCGTTTGGTAGAGAACGCGGCAAGGTACGTCGATGCCATTTTCAAGGAGGTGAGCGAATGAGCGACACGGAAGACATCGTGACGCGGCTCCGCGTTCTTCTTTCCAAGTGTTGCATTGCTCCTGCTATGGGGGTTTGGTCGCGAGATTTGCGCGACGCCGCCGACGAGATCGAGCGCCTACGCGCCGAGCGCGACGAGGCGCGGCGTCATTGCTGTGAGTATGCAGCGATTGTTGCTAAAGCCGACACTGTGAAAGCAATGGAAACCGGTCGCTTTCATGAGGTCAAAATCAAACATATGAGGGATATGGGCTGGGATTGCTTTAAGGAGGCAAACAAATGAGCGGCCAAACGACCCAACAACAACGTGACGAGCGCTGGCGTGAGGGAAGCGACGTCTACCAACACACCTACGCGTTCCATCATCGCGTACTGCCGACGGCTCAGCGCACGCCCGATGCCGACGATGAGGCCGATGCGCTCTACTACTACGCTCGGGTGAACGAGGCGGCCGATCGGAAACTCGCCGAAGCGCTACGCCGTGGCGCGGCTCGGATTCGAGCGCTCGAGGCGGCGCTGTTCGCGAAGGCGACACCAACGGAAGGAAAGACCGAGTGATGAAACGGTGCATGGTGCACCGAGCAACGAGGCAACCAATGAGCACAAACATGAAGACGACCAACAAAGACGAGATCATGCGCCAAATCTTGGCGCTTCTGAAGCAACTGGTGGACGATGGAGCGCCGAAGCTTCCCGCCGTGAACCTCAAAGAGGAAGGCAACGCGCTCGGCGGCGGATGGGGCAAAGCCCTGATCAAAGCCGTGAGCGAAAAGGAGATTGAGACCAAGCGCGGGCCGGCAACGAAACTGTCGCTGAAGTTGGCTTGGACTCACAACGGTGAAGCCACGGAAGTTTGGGCGTCCACGTTCAACGACGCCATGCGCTCGCAGGCCGCGAAGTTCGACAAGGGCGACCGCGTCGAGGTGCAACTGGTGCAAAGCGGTGAGTTTTGGAACCTCATGGGCATCCGTGAGGCTTGCTAGAGGACTTGCGGAATTCCCGATTGGGAATTACCGTTCTAACTGAGGGCATCCTCGACCCATGCCTTTGGCAAGCACCCGCGCTCCGGCGGGTGTTTGTCTTTTTGTGGAGGCAAGCCACAACATGCACGGAAGCAAGCGACCTAGTTACAACTGGGAGATTGAACGTCTACCCGCCGAGATGGTGGAGTCCGCACGATGGGTGAACTGGAAAGCCGAGGAAAGAGACGGCAAGTTCACCAAGGTGCCCTACGTGCCCGGCTCGAGGCGCAAGGCGTCGAGCACCGATGCAGCGACGTGGGGAACGTTCTGGGAAGCGGCCGACGCCAGCACCGAAGGCGACTGCGGCATCGGATTCGTTCTCGGTGAGGGATGGCTGGGCGTTGACTTCGACGACGTCGCCGACGCAACCGAACCCAACGGCATGGAGCCGTGGGTGTGGGATTGGCTCGTGTCGCACGACTGCTACGCCGAGTGGAGCGTGAGCGGCACAGGCATTCACGTGATCGCTCGAGATACGGTGCTTCCCGAGTGGTCGGCCAACCGACGCGGCAACCTCGAGGTGTACCAACGAGGTCGGTACTTCACGGTGAGCGGACGTGCCGTGTTTGTCGATCGCCAGTGCACGCGCATTCAAGACGCCGTAGATGCCCTCTGCAGGGCGCGGCTCGCTCGGGTGACTGTCGAGCCGTCCGAGCCAACGGAAGCCCGTAGGGCGGCGCCTAGCGTCTCGCTCGACGCGTCGGCGGCAGATTGGGCGCTCGCTTGCGCGATGGCGCAGCGCGGGCTACCCGCGTCGGTGATTGAGTCGGCGCTTGCCACCAAGATGCGTGAGGAGGGGCGCAGCGTCAAGGCCGACCGACCCGACTACGTGCCCAACACGGTCGCAAAGGCGCTCGAGATGGGGTCTCGCCGAGTCTCTTTCGAGTCTCGCCAAGTCTCTTCAAATCCTCCCAAACTGCTCGAGTTCAAGCCGTTCGAGAAACGCGAGTTTCCGAGCGAGATGCGTGAGGAGATCGTTGGCGGGTTGCTGCGACGCGGCGAGGTCTGCAACTGGATCGGCTCGCCCAAGACGGGCAAATCGTGGCTGTTGCATCGGCTCATTATGGGGATGGTCGGGGGCTGCGGCTTCACGTGCAAGTTTCAGAATGACCTCTTCGTCAAGCAAGGCCGCGTCTTGCTGGTCGACGTCGAGTTGCACCCCGAAACGCTCGAGAACCGACTACACAGCATCGCCAACCAGATGAAGGTCAGCGCCGACAAGTGCCGGCAAGGGCTCGACGTCATGACCCTGCGCGGCCAGTGGGCGACGCTGGATGACGTCGAGGCGACCGTTGAGCAGCAACCAGCAGGCACGTGGCAAATGATCGCCTTGGACGCGTTCTATCGGTTCATCCCGGCGGGCATGCGTGAGAACGAGAACGCCGACATGACGCAGATTTACAACCAGATTGACCGCATCGCCGCCAAGGCGAACGCCGCGATTCTCGTCGTGCACCACACAACCAAGGGCACGCAGACCGAGAAGGGCACGATGGACGTGGGAGCGGGCGCCGGCGCGATCGGGCGCGCCACGGATTCACACGTGACGTTCCTACGCCATGCCGATGAGGGATACATCGTGATGAGCGCTGAGACGCGATCGTTCAAGCGGCCGAAGCCACGCGTGGTGCACGTCGAGTGGCCCGACATCGCGTTCGATGACACGAAGGATGCGTCGAAGTTGTGGCACCCGAACTGCAAACCATCGGATGAATAAACAACCCTGCGCGATCATCTCAAACGCAGGGTTGCGAGGCAAGGCATTAGCAAATTGTGGGAGAGGCTCGTGGCGGCTCTCCTGAGGTCGCCTACCGAGCCTACCCACGTTTCGCGTGAATGTCAATCCCCCCCAGAAGTTAGGCTATCCACATTTAGTCCACACTGCTATGCTGTGCATATGAACAGCCGAGCGAAGGGGAAACGCGCTGAACTCGAAGCCGCACTACTGCTGACGCAGATGGGGTTGAAGTCTCGCCGGAGCGCTCAGTATTGCGGCTCGAATGGTGACGCCGATTTGGTGCTTGACGCCAACTTGCACGTTGAAGTCAAGTTCCAAGAGCAGATGCACCCCTATCGGTGGATGGAACAGGCCATTCGGGACAGCGCCAAGACCAAGCGCAAGCCGATCGTGCTGTGCCGGCGCACCCGTTCGCCATGGCTGGTGATCGTTCAGGCCAGTGACCTAGTCGCCGTATGTCGGGAGGTACTCGATGGCATCGTTCGTGCACAGGTTGCAGATACCCACCATTCCCTTCAGGGAACGGAATCGCAGCGAGAGGCTACGTGAGTTGGGCATAAACACTGGGTGGAAGTGGCGCAAGTTCCGCAACCAGTTGCTCGCAGCGTCGCCGCTGTGCGCTCGCTGCGCTCGACTCGGTGAAGTGGTCCACCATGTCGTGCCGCGTCACGTTGCGCCTGAGCGCATGTATGACGTAACCAACTGCCAGGTCTTGTGCAACCGATGCCACGATGAGGTGCACGGCAAACGTCACACCTGAACGGCTCATATACCGAACAGCCTATTGAAGGCGTCCAATAGGCCGCAGAGTGGGGGGGTAAGCCTCCAAAAAGGCCACCTTCGACGTCCA